CTCATAGGCTTGTTATAGCCAAATGTCTTAGGCTCCCACATGTCAAACCGGCACAGGCGTCCTTTGAGTGTACGAATCTGCCCATGGATGCTGGCGTGCTTGGAGGCAAAGTCCGCAACGCCTTTCACAAACGGCACCTTCTGATGGTACTGGTCTAACAGACTGGTAGCCTCTTCCATTGAGATGTCCATGGTGTTCGCCAGCTTGCCCTTGCCCATGCCATACATGATGCCAAGGTTCACGGTCTTAGCCTGCTTGCGACTGATGTCCGCCATGTCTGCTACCATCTGATGGAAGTCCGCATCGCCCTTGTGGTACTCGGCCACAACGTCATCAATCATATGATGCCGATACTTGGACGGCAGACTCGCGCAGTAGTGGACAAGGAGCCTCGGCTCTTGGCTCGAGTAGTCAAAGCTACCCCACTTGCACCCTTCGTCAGGAATGAACAGGCCACGAATCATGGCCTTGATCTCTGGATCCCGCGCCGGAATCTGCTGGAGATTCATGTTGCTGGATGAGAACCGGCCTGTGACCGTGCCGCCATCGTCAGAACGCAGTGGATGGAACTCACAGTGGATGCGACCCTTGTGGGCAAACTTGAGGATGTTGTCGATGAATGTATTGCTGGACTTGTCGAGTTCGCGCAGTCGCAGGATCTTTGCCGCTATAGGGTGGCTACAGGCTTGCAGGAAGGCCTTCGTGAAGGACGGCTGGTTGTTACCCTCAGTCCGGTTGTAGTACAGGCCGTAGTGGTCAAATACGGACGCTACGCTCTTCGCGACCCACGGCTCTACGCTCACCCCTGTCTCGTGCTTGATCTGCTTGGCTAGTTCCTGCTTGAGGCCGATCAGCTTCTTCTTGGCAATCTCGGCGCCATCCATGTTCACCTTGACGCCCTTCATACGCATGTCCAACAGGAGCGGTATGAGCGAGGTCTCCAGATCGAAGACATCCATCAGGCTCTGCTTCTCCAGATCCACGCGCATCATGTTCCACAGCTTGAGCGTCAGCTCTGCGTCCTTTTCGGCATACGCCCCCACGAACCGTGAGTTGAGCCGCCACATTTCTGCCTTGGGATCAAAGCCGTGGTCTGCCGCCGCAGCGCGTAGGGTTCTTTCGTCCTTACGCTCGTCAAGATAGTCTTTAGCCAAGTTGTTAAGGCTGTAGCTAAACCGGTTCTCGTCCAGCAAGGGAGCGGCCACCATGGTGTCAATGATCGTGCCCTGAATCTTGACCCCCGCCCACCGGAGCCATCCAGCATCGTAGGTGGCGTTGTGCATGACCTTGGGAATGTGAGGCGTAGCAAGCTGTGCCTGTAGCCACTTCATGACCTTGGCCTGGGGGATGTTGCCCCCGCCCTCATGGGCGATAGGGTAGTAGCCTACGAAGTCGCCGGCAGCGATAGCCACACCTACGATGAAACCGTCGCCACGCGCCCAGCCAGGACCAAGGGTTGTCAGGTTGGGATCGTTGGTCTCAAGGTCGATAGCGATAGACTGGCTGTTCGTCAGGTCTGGGAACACCTCCGGCGGCACCCAGTCCTTCTCAATGGTGTCCAAGTCTAGCCGGTTGAGGAACGTAATCTGACTACTTTCCTTTGCCATCTATCTCTCCTCCAAGGCTGGCATACCCAGCAATGTCGATCCACGAATCCTGATGCGTCGGCGTGACAATCAGTCTAGCAAGTTTCAGCGCCGTAAGACACTGATAAACTTGGGAAACCGTAACTTCCTTCTCTAGGATGACAGACCAGAGCTGTGCCACACGCTGGTGGTTCTCGTAGGCATCACCATAATCCCTGGCTCTCGGCCCATTGACCAAGTCCTTGGCAGTATCAAGTAGCTTATCTCTTTTCATATCTCGTACCTATACTCTGAGTGAGACTCCACGATGTGCAGATTCTCTTTGGCTCTGGTGACCGCCGTGTAGAACACACGATGCTCGTCATCCTGATCTGGGTTGTTTACGGCTGGGTAGGTCGAGTCCGTGAGCAACAGCACGTTGTCGTCCTCGCCGCCCTTCATGCGGTGGATGGTGGACAGGTTGATCCTAGGATTCGTGAGATCCTCACCGCGCCTCCGCACGGCACCCATGTACCGGACATCCTCTTTTGACATGTTGACCACGATCTCTGGGCGCATGTCTCTGGGCGCCAGCAAGCCATGCTCGGCCACTAGGTTGTCGTAGTTGTGAGAGCCTTGTGGATCTACCGCGTCAAAGGTTTTGGACGCAGCGCGTTTCAGTAACGCTTTCTCACCCTGCTTCGGCATGAAGCCGTACAGTTTCTTGATGTCGCCGACCCCAGCGGTCTCGCCCCTAGCAAGCCGCTCCCAAGTGCTCATGGCCTCCAACAGATCTGTAGAGATGGACGAGTGACCAAACCGCTCAAACAGATAACCGTCTTGGCGTAAAGATTCTTGAATACTGTTCAAGGTTTTGTTGGTTCGCGCCATAATTGTCCACGAACCTTCATCAATATTCACATCATACCAATTCATGTGAAAATCTACGTTGCCGTCTTCAGTCCTAGGATTCCAAGCCTTTTCCTGACGGTCATTGATCCGGTGCACAAGATGGTTGGCTATTCTGAATACGGACTTGGGCACACGGTAGCTCTGGCTCAGAACGCGCTTGTTTTCACAGGCGTTCATGAAACTGCGAAGATCCACACCGTTCCAACGGTGGATGCACTGGTCATCGTCGCCAGCGTACCAGACACGATCCGCAGTCTGCTTGAGTACCTCTACCTGCCTCCACTGTAATGGTGTCAGGTCCTGGGCTTCATCCACAATAAGGACATCCAGCGTGGGTGCTGTGCCCTGCTTCACGAACATTTCAATCATATCGGTATAGTCAAACTTCATCTCGTCTGACTTATACTTGGCGTACACATCGTTGACGCGCTTCAACATCGTCCAATGCAGGTCGTAATCGGCGCGGTCATTGTACTCCTCTTCCATGCTGATACAGCGCAGCTTGGCGCGGCTGATGATCTCCAGATATCGGTTGCCCTCCTTCGCGGACAACGGAACCAGACCATCCTCCATCATCTTTGCAGTGCCTCGATCAAAGGACATGCCCAGTTCTTCGGACAGCTTGTAGAAGTCCACCGAGTCTATCGTCTCCTTGGAATCCATGCCCAGCCAGTTGAAGCCTATGGAGTGCAACGTCTTGAACCACGGCACATCCTTTTCGGTCAGTTGCAGTTCGGCACCCACACGCTGCCTTGCTTCTTGGATGGACTTACGAGAGAACGACACGAACCCGACCCTGTCCGGCGGAGTGCCATTAGATAGCTCTTGGCGCACGATCTCAATCATCGTGTGCGTCTTCCCGCACCCTGGTGGCCCAAAGATCAATGTCTCTTCAGTCACAGTCTTTTTCCCTTGGGCGGTTGGTCAGCCACTCTTCAACCTCGGAACGTAGCCATCTGGTTGAGCTGTTCTTGTCTGTCTCAGGACCGAGCACAATGGGTTGAGGGAAATGCTTTGTCTCTACCCAACGATAGATAGTTGACCTAGCCACACCCAACCGACTGACCACCTCGCCTATCTTGAGATACTGTTCATCAGAACGGTATGTCATAAACCTTCTCCTCTTCTGACGGTAGGTCGATTTCAGTGTTGTCAAACTCCGGCACAAACCAGACGCGAAGATTCTTCCATTGACCTGTATCTTCGTCTTTAAACTTGTAGGTGGTGTTGCAGTCGTGACCACCGTTCATATCCTTGAGGCGCTGCTGAACCTGTGGCCGCTTCAATTCACGGAACCCACGGTTGCGTAGGAACTCCATCAATCCCTTGATCGTGAACATGGTCATGTCATTCTCTGTCCACGGCTTACCAATCGTCATCTCTTGCGGTGACTTGGCTCGGATCCGGCTGGTGCAGTAAACCTCTACCAGTTCTTCAAACTGACCCTTGATCGTCAGTTCTTTCGGCACCTCGATGTGTGTCGCCGTCTCAAGCAAACGGTTCACATACTCCTGCCAGTCTGGCGCCTTCATGATCGGCGGCATGACATCCAGCTGCTCCATGCAAGCGCGTTGGAACTGCAAGGGCATCTGCAACTGTTCGGTAGACAGCTCCAAGCGTCGGCCATCCACATCAAGGAAGTACAGGCGCGGCTCCGACTTCTGTATCGTCAGGCCTGTAATACCAGGCATTGAGCCATTCTTACCCACACCAAACTTGGCCTCGCGACACGCGGCCTTGTCACAGTGACTGCCCATCGGCTCTTCCTTACACAGGTAGCCGTAGTCCTTCTTCTTGTGCTGGTTCTGGATCGTCACGATCTCGTTGGCCGGCAGTGAAGGCTTGCAGTATTTCTGATTCCACTTCTCCAGCGTGGTCTCCCACGAATCTGGATGCATCATCTTGGCGGTCACCGCCGCATGAAACATGACCTTGTTTCTGGTGCCGTCAGGCACGGAGGTAGCGAACATGATCCGCAGACACGGCGGCATCTCCCGCAACTCGTCGTCGTCACTGGCAAACTCCAGCTTGCGTAAGTCATCAAGCGTGACCTTCTTCTTATCTACCTCGCTGAGAAACTGTTCTAGGGTCAGCTCTTCTCCCTTTGAGTTAATGGCATAACGTAATGTGTTTTCGGCGTCGAAGTACGGCAGGTTGATGAAGTTGCCCACATCGCCCCGCTCCGCCAGAATCTTGTTCTGCTTCGGAAAGACCTCGCACCCGCCATAGCCAAGCACCGCAGCGAACTCCATGAGATGGTCGCGCATGTCCGTGGCACTCACCCAGTCCTGCATAAACAGGAACAGATGCGCCCCTCCTGATTTTGATCGGCAAACAACTAGGGGTAGCTTGAAACGGCGGCACTTCTTCAAGATCTCAAGATGATCGACCGGGTATGTGTCGATATCCAATGCACCAAACTTGCACATGTTCTGATCGTTGATCGGAATAGATCCGACTCCATGTTCGCCCTTGAGGTGCCCTGCTACCAGATCCTTGGTCAGCGGCTCTCTGACGATGAAACTCTTTGCCTCTGTCTTACCGTTCTTCCTTACGTTCCCTACCGTTGTTTGACCGTGTGCTACGCTGGAGCCTTCAAAGGCCGCAGCGAACCGGTCTGTTGTTGTCATCATTTACTCCGCGAAAAAGGGGCGACAGGCCGTGCTACCTGCCGCCCCAACTGATTAGAAGGGGATGTCGTCATCCTGTGGTGGGATGTCGTTACCAGCCGGAGCCGAGTCTTGAACAGGCTCCTCCTCTTGCTGGGGTTTAACCTCACCCTTCATAATCTGTTCGCGGAACTTCTTTGCTTCTGCGAATACATCGGCACGATCCACGACTCCGATCTTGGAGATCGACCACGACGACCACGAGCCTCGATCATTGGACTCATCGACGCCTGTGAAGTTCCACATCACACCATATAGCGGCGGAGTCCGGTAGTTACCCTGCGAGTCCTGTACCTTCTGCATGGAGATCTGTGTCTTCCAACGCCGGCTGACCTTGAGGCCGGTGGAGCGGAAGTCGATGACAGCTTTTTGTGTGCTGCCATCCTCATCAATGATCACACAGTAGAAGTTGTCAGACT